GAACAGATACCCTGAGTACCTTCTGAACCTTTACCGTAGAAGCGCGAAGCATCACGCTATAATAAACTCCAAGAAAGACTACGTTGTTGGTCAGGGCTGGTCAGTAGATGCGGAAGGGTTGGACACTATGGGGCTTGCAAGGCTTCAGCAGTTTATCAACGAGCCGAACCAGTACGAGTCATTGAACGACATCTTGGAGAAAGTTGCGCTTGACTACGAACTCTACAATGGCTTCGCTCTTGAAATAGTCTACAACCAACTTAACGACAAGATTGCGGCTATTTATCACGCTGACTTTGCCCGTTATCGGTCAAATGAGGATGGTACGAAGTACTACTATTCCGAAGATTGGAAGAAGCACAATCCAGTAGTCGAAGAAATAGACGCTTTCAATTGGAAAGAGCCGAGCGGTAAGCAGCTACTTTACGTCAAAGGGTACTCGCCTGACTGCAAATACTACCCATTGCCTACTTACTTGGGGTCAACGGGTTACATTGAGTTAGACGTAGAAATAGCCAACTTCCACCTTAACGCTGTCAAGAACAACTTTGTCGGAGGGACAATCGTGTCTTTCTACAATGGCGAACCGACCCTTGAGGAGCAGGAGGAAATCGAACGACAGATAAAGGACAAGTTCACGGGAACGGACAATGCTAATTCAATCGTTCTGAACTTTGCCGACTCAAGGGATAGAGGAGTAGAAATCCAGCAGTTGAATGGTAACGACTTCGATAAGCGTTTCGACATCTTAAATAAGACTGTTCAAAGAGAAATCTACGCTGGACATCAAGTAACTGACCCAGCTCTATTTGGTATTAAGGAGGATGGAATCTTCACAAGCAGAAACCAGCTTGTTGATTCTTTTGAGTTATTCCAAAACACCTACGTAAACAACAGACAGCAATTTATCGAACGAGTGTTTAACGACCTTGCTTCGATTCAAGGCTTATCAAATAGGTTATTTATCCAAGATACTGAGCCGATATCTATTCAGTTCAGCGAGAATACGGTTGTGAGCGTAATGACTCAAGAAGAAATACGCGAGAAAATCGGGCTTCCTAAACTTGAGCAACCACTACAAGCGGCTAAGACTTCAAAAAACGAGGACGATATCCTTGTCGAATACTTCAAGAACTGCGGCTCGACTGACTACGAACCCGTAGGAAACGGCAAGGCTTTAAACTTTGAAAGCGAAACCTCCGCGAGGCTTCACGAGGAACTCAATAGAAAGTATTGGTTCGCAGAAATAGACCCACTTGACACGGCTATTCTGAACATCCTTAAAGAGAATCCAGCTACTCCATTCTTGGCAATTGCAGAGCAGCTACAACTATCCATTGAAAGAGTAATGGCTGGGCTTCAAAGATTGAACGAAGCTAATGCCATCAAGATAGCAATAGACGAGGTGCTGGACTCAACACAACGAGCGGTTGAGGTAACCAAAGAAGGCGAACGATTGCTTGAAGAGATACCACCAGTAGAGGAGGAGTTTGTAATTCGTTACGTTTACGCGAAAAGACCGGGTGTTGCTGGAGATGACATCATTCCAACAACGAGAGAATTTTGTAGAAAACTGATAGAATTGGTTGACAAGGAGAACAGAACTTGGACATTAACCGAGATTCAAGATATAGGCGTATCGGCTAACCGAAACGTGTGGATGCGAGGCGGTGGATTTTGGGGCAAGTCGTACCATTGCCGCCATTATTGGGAGCAGAAACTTATGAGAATTAAGAAGTAATGGCGAACGTCTTATTCATATCCGAAACATTCCTCAAGGACAATACTCTCCTTCACGAGAATATCGACTTCAAGTACTTGCGACCTGTTGTATTGATGTGCCAAGACATCCACATCCAGCACAAGATAGGGACTACTCTTTACAACGAACTCAAGACCCAAATAACCAACTCAACGCTAACGGCTGCGAACCTTACACTTTTGGAGGATTACATTCAGCCTTCTTTGCTTTATTGGGTGCAAGCAGAAGCACCGACCGCCATTAGCTACAAGTTTCTGAACAAAGGTCTACACCAGCAGTCAAGCGAGAACAGCTCCAACGCTTCTTTGGATGAGATTAACTTCATTTCAAAGCGTTACAAGGACAAGGCAGAATGGTACACCGAAAGGCTCGTTACATTCTTACTGGAGAACGAATCGAGTTATCCAGCTTACGCTAACCCTGACGATGGTCTTGATACCATCCAACCTGACACGAGAACCTACACGACAGGAATGTTCTTAGGACGTAGACCGAAGTTCATAAGTTTAGAGGACAAATATGAGTACAAACGCAAGTAGACGAAATCAAGCGAAGCTAAAAGCATATGTACACGCTCAACGAAATATTAACCCTAATCGAAACCCAAGCGAACGCGCACCTTCAAGTGAAGCAGTACGGTCAGGGGGACGTTTGGGAAATCAACCCGAAAGAACTTGATTACCTTGTTCTTTGGGCTATTGAGGAGAGCGTTGTTCTAAGTGAAAGGACATTGACCTACAACATCCGACTTTTAGCAATGGACAGGGTCTTACCGGGCGAAGAGAACGAACAGGAAGTTATGAGCGACACCATCCAAGTGCTATTGGACTTCGTGGCTTACTTTCGGCAATTGCATACTACTGATTTGTCAATCCAAACGAGCGTTACTCTTGAACCATTTACCGAGCGATTTGACGACAAGGTAAGCGGACATTCTTGCGTTTTATCTATCACACAACCATACGACTACAACAAGTGTCAAATACCTAACTAATGACTGAATCACAAAAACTAATCGGAACACGCGGCTGCAAACTCCTCACAGGAACGGGAGCGCATACATCGCTAACGGGCTACGCAATAATAGCACAAGAAGATACCGTATTCACTACCTTCGAAGTGGATGGCGTTGATGCTCTTGCTACCTTCGGGTTGACTGGCGCAACCGTGAAAGCTGGAGCTTACATCGTTGTCCCTTCGGGAGATGCCATCACGGCTATTACAATGTCAAGCGGAAGCGTTGTAATCTACAATCAATGATAGGCGTTAGCCAAATATCTGTTTCCGCATATCGCGGAGGTGGTGGCGGAGTACCCGTTAACCCTGACTTTGTAATTGAAGTAGACACAACTCGAGCGGGGTCAGCATCAGATACTATTATCTTACCATTATTATCTGGAGGTACATACTCTGGTACGATTGATTGGGGCGATAGTAGTTCAGATGATTTAACCTATGCAAACAGACAGCATACCTATGCTGCTGGCGGTACATACACAATAACTATAAGTGGAGATACGTTTGAGGGTTGGAGGGTAGCAAATAGCGGAGATAGGCAAAAGTTCATCGACATCAGCAATTGGGGATTTTTTACAATTACGACAGATAATGCATTTAATGGATGTTCTAACCTAGATATAACTGCGACAGATGCTCCAATAATTACTACATCATCTTTTGCTTTCATATTTAACGAGTGTGATGCATTAACTACTCCAGATTTCAGCAATTGGGATACAAGTACTGTTACAAATATGCGAGATGCTCTTGCCAGATGTAATTCATTCAATGGTAATGTAGCTAATTGGGTTCACAGCGGTGTTACGAGTTTATTCAGGATGCTCATTAGCTCAACTTCTTTCAATCAAGATCTTGACAGTTGGGATGTTAGTGGTGTTACGAGTTGGTATGAATTTATGAGAGGTGCTAGCGCATTTAATGGATCTATGGCAGGATGGACTGTACAAGGATCATTCAATGAGCTTGCGTTTGGTCTAATGCCCGCATTTACGGGAATTGGTCTTGATAGTTGGGACACATCAGGTATGATATCATTTAGGAGCGCATTTGGAAGTGATCTTGTTTTCAACCCTGATGTTAGTGGGTGGGATATCAGTAACACTACCAGTATAGAGTCAGCATTCTCAAATTGCGATTCGTTTGATCAAAATTTATCTAATTGGGATATTACAAGTTTGAGTAGTGCTACAAACTTTATGCAATCTGCTACTGGACTTTCGACAGCCAACTACGATGCTACGTTGATTGGGTGGGAAGCAACATTGCAAGCTGCATTTCCGAGTGGATCGGGTTACACGCCAACAATCAACATTCATTTTGGAGGGTCTACCTACACACTTGGAGGAGCTGCAGAAGCAGCAAGGACATCGCTTATTTCAACGTTCGGGTGGACAATTACAGATGGGGGTGGCGTTTAAAAACTAAGAAAAAATGAACACAATAGATCACCCTCCAGTTAGAACATATTGGATCACCTTTGATGGTGCAGACAAAGCATCCGTGTTAGGTTATGGATGGACAGACCCAAATGAAAGAACAGATACTATTCACGTTTGGGAGATTACAACGGACGAATCGGTTTGGTTAGCGAGACTTCTTGAATACGGCATCGTTCCTGAGATTGATGAACAAGGTAATTTAGTGTTATAATGGATGCAATTTTAGAGGCTTTAGCTAGTTACGGAATAGCGGGAATCTTCCTAGCGGTGTTGGTTTACTACCTGAACAAGCTGACCGACATCCACCGAGATGAGCGCAAGGAATGGCAAGATGCCAATAACCAGCACGTTGACAAGTTCAGCGAAGTGATATCGGAGAACACGAAGGCGTTGACTGAAATGCGTTCAGAACTTAAAGAGAATCGTTGCAAAATGTAAAATGGTGCGCTATTGCACCGCGAGAATGTGATTGTAAAGATGGAACAAACTGCGAAGAAAAAAAGACCAAG